ATGGTGGAGATATTGCTCTTATTAAAAAAATGCCTTCAAATGTTGTTAGTCCAATCTTTGACAAGATATTAGAAATTAGCAATCTAGGCGAAGAAGAAATCAAAGAGGGAAAGTAGCGATAGGTAAATCTACCGCCCTTTTTGGGATGCTATATGTAGGCAAACTACTAGGTAAGACATTAGAAGAAGTCTCAGATATGCCTTTATCTGAGGTTTCAATGTGGTTATCTTACGGACATTTTGAAAAGGAGATGGAAAATAAACCTATTTCAGAAAAGTCAAATGTGGTTGATATTACAAACTCACCCGAAGGATTAGGCTTTGTCAAAAACAAAATTTAGAGTTGACCCATACGACATGAAAGTGTTAAAAGAACAACTCACGAAACTTCCAAGCAAAATTCAAAGAGGTGTGGCACAAAAGGCACTTAAACCTATTTCCGCAGGAATGAAACAAGACATTGCTAAAGCACTTAGAACAGGTATTAAAACTACAGGTGCGACCAAAAGACAAAGATTACGAAGTCAAGCAAAAATTGCAAGGCTTCTAACCATTATCACAAAAATAAGACCTTCTAAACAATATTATATGAAAGGTGTTGGAATAAAGAAAGTCGAAAGGACTGTTGCTAATCAAATGCCAAGAGGTGCATATGCTTATCTTTTAAGAAAAGGAACAAAGAGTAGGGTTAGAAGAGATGGGTCTAGAACAGGGAAAATAGAAGTTTCAGAAGATTATGTAGAAACACTATGGAAACGAAATAGTCCGAAATACTACAAAAAAGCACAGGATGCCTTTAAGCAAGAAGTTAAAAAGTGGGATTCATAGACTGAAAAATTGACTTACCTTATCTTATATAATTTTCTAAATTAAAAAAAGGCTAGATGAAATGGCAAACTATAAAACAAATATGCAAATACGAGCTAGCCTTGACTCTACAGGAGTTAAAAAAGGTGTAGACAAAGTAAACAAACAACTTGGAACACTAGCTTCTGGCATCTCTAAAGCAGAGCGTTCTTTTATACGAATGGCTCAAAGACTTTCAAGTATATACATTATTGCACAAACTGTAAAGACAGCCATGAGAGCTATTTCTTACCCTGTAAAAGAGGGGTTTGAATTTAATAAAGTCTTAGATGAACAAGTTACTGCACTTACTGCTCTAACTGTTGCTACTTCACAAGATATTGATTCTCTAGGGAACAGAATTACTTTAACTGAAAAATATACTATGGCTCAACAAGAATCTTTAGAGACTATGGAAAAGCTAAAAGTAATAAACCAAACAACACCTCACAACTTAGCAGAAACTGCAAAAATATATAAAACTATCTATGCACAATCAAAATCAACAGGTTCTAGTATAGAAGAAATGATTACCGCTACTCAATCTTTATCTTTAGCATCTAAAGCAGGTGGGATTGACCTAACTACCCTTTTAAAATCAGTCGATTCACTTGGTACAGGTACATATCTTGCTAACTCAGAATTTGGGAAATTTGCAGAAGCTCTTGGAGTTTCAAGAGAAAAAATGAAAGCCCTAGCAAAAGAAGGAGACGGAAAGGCACTAAAATATTTCCTAGAACAAGTAGAACAATTAAATGTTAAAACTGATGCTTGGGCGGTTCATACAGCACAAGCCGATAACGCATGGAATAATCTAGTTGGGAATATGTCTGTTCCGATATTTAAGACTGCGAAAACAACTCTTGATGAAATTACTGAATCCTTACAAGCCATAATTGATGATAAAGATATTATGGATTCTCTTACAAAAGGATATTCTTCTTTTATTAGTGGGATAGTCAACGGTCTTCTTACTTTTGCAAGTGGTGCATTAAAAGTATATTCTGGTTTTATATTACCTATGGTGAAAAACTTAAAGCTTACTTTTGTAGAAATAGAGATAAGCCAAAAAAACCTTATATCTTCTGTTAGTTCTAGTATCACATGGCTATTTGAAACTATAGGGGGTGGACTAACAAAAGCTTGGGATTGGGTTGCTAAGAAAATAAAAGAAGCAGAAACTCAAGCTATCAATAATCAACATAGAATACAAGGCTTCATACCGAAAGGTGATAAGGTTTTAAATGCCTACAAACAACAAACAAAAGAAGATAAAGAGATTCAAAAAGCACAAGATGCAATTTCTGAAAGAATAGATAAATCTATTGCTAATGCTCAGAAGATAAGTGGACTTGCGGATAATATCAAAAAAGTTTTTAATTCTTCTCTTGAAAAGAATCTATCAGAAAATGGCAAAGAATTAGGGGAAGGTGGAGATTCCACTCTTATTGCAAAGAAAAAACAAGAAGAAGCTACCGCAGTAGAAATAGCAAAAATATTAAAAGCAAAAAAAGCGGTGTTGAAAAACTTTGAAGATGCTTATAAACAATCTACTATGACTCAATACAATTATGAAAGAGACAAACTAGAACAAGAATATCAACTATTTAAAGCTAATGGAGCAAATAAAACTAGATTATCAGAGTTTTACAATACAGAATTACAGAAAATAAAAGCAGAAGAACTTAAAGATTTTCAAGAGAAAGAAGCTGAGAAGTTGAAAGCCTCAACAAACTTTGCACAAGGGGCAATTGATGCTCTTAATAAATATGCAGAGGAAGCAAAGCCAACATACGAAAAGATTGGAAGCATAGTTGAAAGTGCTATGAAAGGGATGGAAGATGCCTTAGTGGACTTTGTAAAAACAGGGAAACTTAACTTTTCAGATTTAGCAGATTCAATTATCTCAGATATTGCAAGAATGATGATTCAACAAAATATAACTTCTCCAATAGCTACTGCATTAGGTGGAATTAATTGGGGGTCGATGTTCGGTTTCGCAAAAGGTGGGGCGTTTAACAATGGTGTTCAAATGTTCGCAAGTGGTGGTGTTGTGAATTCTCCAACAGCCTTTTCTCACTCAGGTGGACTTGGGGTAATGGGAGAAGCAGGAAGCGAAGCTATTATGCCACTACAAAGAATTGGCGGTGATATGGGAGTTCGCTCAACACCATCAAAAGTGGTTCTAAATATCACAAATAATTCAGGGCAAGACATATCAGCAGAACAAGTTTCAGAGATGACACGAAGTAATCAAAAAGGCGAAGAAGAAAGAGTTATATCTATTGTAATGGATAGTGTATCTAGAAATAAAAACGGTATGCGTGACATGCTGAAAGGTTTATAAAATGGCAACACTTCCAAAATTTATAATAACAAGTTTCAAAGAAGACACTATCAGAAAAGTTTTAAAGAGCGAATATGATGGAGGATATGTTCAAAAAAGACCTCAATATACTAGAGCTAAGAAAAAATTTTATGTAGGATATGCAGCTCTTAAAGTAGCAGAAGCGGAAATTTTAGAAGATTTTATTATGAATAATCAAGGCTTATCTTTTGAATTTACACATCCATTAAATAATAAAATTTATGAAGTCACTTATGACAGCGATTCAATATCTTTTAATTATATAACTTCTCAGTACAGAAGTACAGAACTTGTGCTAAGTGAGGTGTAGAATGATTTTATCTCCTGTAGTAAAAGTTGAAAAAAACAAATTAATTTCTGATAGTGTTTTTCTAGTTTTACTTGAAATACATATTCCTTCTGTTCCTGAAATTATTAGAATCGTGAATAATAATGAAGATATAAATTGGAATAGTTTTGACTGGCAAATGTTTCCTTTTGAACTAGATGAAATAAGTGAGAATTCAAATGCAGAAACTTCACAATTTCAAATAAAAGTAAGCAATATAAATAACATTATAGGTGTTTATTTAAGACAGTATGATAACTATTTAAAGCAAAATGGATTTAAGCCGATAACAACAACTCTTTATATAATAAATACAAAAGATTTAGATAATACTGAACCTGTCTATTCTACAAATTTAGTTCTAAGCACAGCCTCAATTACAGCTCTAGAAGTAAGCTTTACTGTTTCAGCAAGAGATTTATATAGAGCAAGAACCCCTATTTATAAAATGTATCCTAATAATTGTAGATGGAATTTTAAGATGGTCGAGTGTGGATATGAAGGAAATCAAATAGCTTGCGATAAGTCTTTGGGAAGATGCAGACAATTAAATAATTCTGCAAGATTTGGCGGCTTCCCTACTGTAGCAAACAATGGAGTTTCAGTATGACAAGATATTTACAGATACCTTTTGTTGATAAAGGGCGAACTTTTCAAGGTGCAGATTGCTATGGACTTGTAAAGCTATATTTCAAAAACGAATTAAATATTAATATTCCTGAAACAAATATTACAGCAGAGCAACCTAATAGAATAATGATAAATTATTTAAATGAAATATCTAAAAATTGGGAAGAAATACAACACCCCGAAACAAACTGTGTAATAGCCTTAGCAATGCACGAAAATCATCCAAAACTAGTAACACATTTTGCAGTTATGATAAATGATAAAAAAGTCTTACATACACTAAGAAAGATTAATGCACATATTGTGGATGTTGACAACATTCAAATCAAGCCATTTATTAAAGGTTATTTTAGATGGAAAGGTGATAAACAATGGCATTAATGACTACAGTAAACAATCCTTTTAATCCAAAAGATAAAACAGTCTCTAAAATAGATGGGGGCTTAGCAATATTCTTATATCTAAATAAAACAAGTGAAGATATAGAATTTGTAGTTTCTTTAAACGGGAAGATAATAGTAGATTATACTTATATCTTAAGACAAAACGACCATTTAGCAATAGTGCCTATTCTAAAAGGTGGAGGGGACGGAAGTAAGAATCCATTTAAGATAATTGCTATGATAGCACTTACGATTATTGCTCCATATTTAGCTCCTGCACTTATGCTAGCAACTGTTGGCTATGTTGGGACAACTACAGCCTTAGCTATGATAAGTGCAGGAATTATGGCTGCAGGTTCTCTTTTAATAAATTCGTTAATGCCACCACCAACAGCAAACTTAAACACAAATAAAAAACTAAGCGAAGTATCTCCAACTTATGCCTTCTCAGGTGGTTCTAATGCAAAAGGTGCAGGAACAACACTACCTATCATGTTAGGAAAAGCAAGAATCACACCGCCAATAATTGGAAGTTATTTATCTTTGATTGGAGACAAACAATACTTAAATATACTGATGGCTTTAAATGATGGAGAAGTTGATGATATAAAAGATATTGAAATAAATAATCAAGCTATCACAAATTTTACTAATATTGATTTTGATATAAGACTAGGAACTTTAGACCAAGCTTTACTAGAAGGCTTTGCTGATTCTAAAACTACTGTTGGATTACAAAGAAATCTGAATCAAAACATAACAGCTACTACATATACAACATCTGGAAATGCAGTTGATGCTCTTGAAGTTGTTTTAGCATTACCTAGAGGCTTGTCCTATGTAAACGATAAAGGTGATTATTTAGCAAGAACAATATCTGTAGAGATTAAGTATAGAGAAGTAGGGACAGATGAATGGTTGTATGTCACAAGTGGAACTACTCCTGTATATGAATATTATTATTATCGATGGAGGACTAGAATCGTGAATGGGAGGAATGAGATTGAATATATTGATTATAAAGAATATATTACTCTTTCTACTTATCAAGGGGCTAAGTATGGCGAATATACATATGACTATAAAAAACAAATAGGCACTAGACCTATAACTTATGCAAACATATCAGGCTCATACAGAACCGCAAAACGATTTACTTTTTCACAAGCCAATATGAATAAAGCAAAATATGAAGTATCTATTAAAAGAATTAGCGGATACAGCACAGACACGAGAACATCAAATGATTTGCAAGTTGATTATATAAATGAGATAGTGTATGATGATTTTATCTATCCTAAAACAGCACTTTTAGCTGTTAAAGCAATGGCAACAGACCAGCTAAATGGAAGCTTTCCTCTAATTACTTGTTTACTTGACAACACAAGGACAAGAGAATATAGCAAACCAAAAAACAATCCTGCTTGGGGCTGTTATGATTTACTCAAAAGAGAAGGAATTCCTGACGAAGATATTGATTTAGTTAAATTTAAAGATTGGGCTGAGTATTGTGAGATAGAAGGTTTTACTTGTAATCTATACTTAGATTCTTCACAAGAGCTACAGACTGCTTTAAATATGGTTTCCACTCTAGGAAGAGCAAGTGTTGTTCAAATGGGTAGTGTATTTACTCCTAT